GACTGTGGCTTCTACAGACTTCGGTGGAAGATCCTTCTCGAAGGCAGCGATTGCATCGAGTAGCTTAGACGCAGAGTTGACGACTGTTCGAATTCCTGTGCTATCGATTTCTTCGTTAAGCTTATTGTACTCTTCCTTGATGAGCTGTTGTAGACGATCACGTGTGATTGAATTTCCCATAATAAAACCTTAGCAATAAATATACGCTCCCGTTGATCATCTGTATAACCAACTAAAATTTGTCAATTCGCTGTACCTATTCACAACTTGCTTCCTCATGTTATCTACGTGATGTGCTTTATACGCGCTTTGTGCGTTCATCATCCCAGGACTTATCAATGGCGAAACCTCGTTCATACGTGGCATGTGCTCAGATGACCTTCTTTCAATGCTTGTGCTATTCAACAACGCCCTCGTCATGTCAGCGAGGTTATCGTCTATGACGGGTGAAGTCTCAACGAGCCACAACCCAATTGCTAAGCTCATCACTAAGTCGTCAAAGTTGTCCTTTGCTGCCTGCGGCTTGTTACCCATCCACATGAAGCCTTGAATTTGATCGTAGAAGCGCTGCGAATAAATCTTTAGCTTCTTTGTACGAATTAGTTCTCCCAGCTTCGTGAGCATCGGTAGGCGCACAGCGCCGTTAGTGTTGAAGCCAGGAGTTATAACTTCACCGTCGTCAGGTGGTTTAAAATTGAAAGGATCGTTCTTTCCTTTTTCGTAAAATACGTGTGGATACTTTGCGTCACGTATCGCTGCATTTACTGTGTAACCAAACGAGTTCAACTCTACGACGAGCAACGCATCATTGTACTTTTTGCCATATTCTATCAAGACATCTGAAAACTTTTCTGGTGGTATCTTACCCATGTACTCTACACATACCTCGCAAGTTTCTATGTCTATCGCGTGAAATGTAGAGTAATCATGTGCATTGCCACGGGCAACGTCAGCAGAAATTACGTACTTTTTTGTGAGCTCCGGTCGTTTCCATACCCAAATCGATCTATCATTTCCTGTGCCGTGTTTGTCTACGACGCTTTGTTTTTCTATTGGTTGTAATATGCTAAATTTAAGATATTCAATTTCTTCAGGTTCAAGGAAAGTGTCACCTGACGTCAAAAAGTCGCACACATACTCTTGTGCTATTTTCTTTTTTGACATGTTCGACGTTTCTTTTGTGAACCACGCCTGATCGTGTTCAGGATGCACGTTCCAAGGTAAACATATCGGATTAAACTCATTTAATCCTGTACACGCTTGTGAATACAAGCGATAGAATAATCCACCTGTTCCCACCATGCCATTGGGCGTGCTAAGAAGTATTACGTTTCCACCTTCTGAAATTGTGGGCGACAATCCGGTCCAGATGTCTTCCATTTTTTGTATCCATGCCGCTTCGTCGCATATGAGCAACGAAAGTGCCATAGAACGGCCGGCGTCTGCACTCGTTGGAATTGCAACGACCGTTGAGCCATTATCAAATTTGATTTCTGTTCCTGTCACCGTGACTTCAGGTAACACGAGCCACACAGGTAAGTATTCGAGCATCACTTTCACTTTTTTAAGAAACTGCGACGCCGTGCTCATCTTTGTCGCAATAACCAAAATCGTCTTATCTTTGTGAAAGAGCGCCAACCAGGTTGCATACGCAGCAGTGACAGTTGATAATCCCAACTGTCTCGCCTTCAAAACTATGTTCATGCGGTGCTTTTCAAACGCACCAATACAATCGTCCTGAAATGGATACGTGTTAAAAGGAATTATTCCCTTCACAGGATGTCTAATTTTACAATACTTATTGATGAAATAAACGGGATTTTTACCACACTTTATTATTTCATCAATCTGATCTTTGCGCTGTACTTTTTTTGCTGCCACACAAATAAATAGTGGCAAACACCATTTCAATCACGTAATCAATAACCCATCGTAAGGATTGTTGATATCTTGCATCATATCGTTAAAACGTTTAACATACGTCCAATGTTTTGTACCTCGTGTACTTTCACGTTTGCTAACCAACGTTCTCATTTCATCCAACAATTCTTTGCCTTCTTTTGTTGCGGCGCGTCTTTTGGCACTTTCTATCATACGAAGAATTGTTTCAGGCGAATGTTTTTTACCTGTACGCGCTAAAGACATTTTAACGCGAGTTTCATCTGTGACCGGAACACCTTTACGATATCCTGGGTGTCCTTTGCGCTGTTCACTCATTTTTTGTCGTATTTCAAAAGTATGTTTTTTACCCGTATTTGATTTAGAAATTTTTTCTCGCGTAGTAAGTGTTTGTTTAACACCTCTACCACCTTCTTTCATGTTGTACCCTTGTTTTACTGTTTTCCATTCAATTATTAATTTCTTCTCAAAATCATATGCTTCATCTTCTGTTTTAAATTCTGCATATACGTGCATTTTAAAATTTTCGACGCCATATTTTGTCATTGCACGATATAACTTAAAATCTTTATTAGAAAGTACATTTTTTAAATGACCCAACCAACGTTTGCAAGGATCGTTTGCCTTACCAACGTACAATTTATCATTAAAAATATTATCAATATAATATACAAACGAACTCATAATTATTTTAATTCAAAAACTGACTTTCGACGATAAAGTGCTGTGCGCCTCGAATTATTTGAATTCATAGATAAAATTTCAATACTATCATCATACGCAAGTTGCGTAAATTTTATCGTCTGCCCAGTCAACTCTTTATAATTCTTCTGAACGTTCTTCAACGACGCCTCAATCACAGCATCGCTCTCTTCTTTATAACGACGTTTTAATTCTATTAATTGGCGTTCAGTGACAAGTGTGACAAGTGCCTGATAACTCGCAACGATAGTATCACCCGCAAGCGTGTACTTTACAGACATTGTCGCAGTCAATGGCGTTGAAGACCGCCCCCACGACGTATCGATACATTGTTGTAAACTACTCAAATCAATTTTTTTCATATGAACCAACTCATAAGTATTCAAAACGTCACAGTCATACTTTGTCTCTCTGACATTTTTTCTTTGACTTCGCTCTCGCTTGGTCGCCAACCTTCTTCCCACTGCTTTCGATGTGAATATGCCCACGTCATTGAGCAAAAGTCACAACAATAAAATTCTTCGTAGCTGTCTTCATCTTCTTTTGAACAAAATAGGTAATCACACACAGGACACGCAAGTGGCATTGTCGGATTTACGTCTTTTGGCACAATCACAACGTAGTTCTCATGTCTTTCAATGAGACGATCTTTTAGATATGGTTCAAATGTCATATTATACGTTGTTCAAAAACATGTTCAACAGTCCTACTTTGTGTATTATATTTTTCACCCTTGCGCGCGCAAGTTTTTCATTTGAACAATCACCTGATGAAATTCTACAGTAATTTATAAAAATTATTGCTTCACACATTCCATTTTCGCAAAGACGAATTTCAAATATAGTGTTGTATCGATTTATAGAACACGCCCATATATCGTACTTACCATAATGAACATCCCATGAACCCTTAGATACACAATCTAATTTAATTCCAAACCACGTTTTTGTTTTCATGTTTCCTCACTCAAAAACTATTTTGCTGTCTTCATCTTCTTTGGAAATTTCAATCACAGTATCAACTGTATCTTTTATCTCGTCGCTATGGGTTATGACAAGAATTAATCTAAAATAGCGTTTTAAAGACAATAGAAATCTATTACATGCTTCTGTGTTCGTATCATCAAGCGCACTAAATCCTTCATCTATGATAAACAAGTCCGATTTTGGTAAAGTACCAACGTTTATCATCGCGACTCGAATTGACATCGCGGCTATAAACTTTTCCATGCCACACCCGAGCTCAATCACCCGTCGCCTGTCACCATAGTTCAAGTAAATTTCCAACGTGTCGCTGTCTTCTTCGATCTCAAGTTCAACAGTGAAGTTGACAATTCCCTTCAAGATTTCTGAAATCTCGTTGTTTATCACCGGAAGCTGCGAGCGTAAGATCATGAGTGGTATTGCCTTCTTCGACAACGCCTGTATCACGAGCTCATACGCACGAATTCGCTTTAGTTCCTTTGCACGTCTTTCTTTGTCTTGTAACGTCTTTTCAAGCGTAGTTTCAGTTCGACCTAACTCACGTGAAAGTTCATTCTTTTCATTGTTCAACGTCTTTGACTTTGTGATACACGCTTCAAGCTTCGTCTTTAACACAACGAGCTCAGCATTTTTGTCGTTTTTATAAGCTACTTCAAGTTCACTCAACTTTTTAGTTTCCGTTATTTTGTTACGTTTGACTGCGTCTAATTTTGTCTCCAGACGAATTATATTGACGCGATGTTCTGACAACTTTGTCGCAACGTTACTTTTTAATTGCTTTAGCTTCTCAATCTTTTGAATACTGTCTCTTACGTTTTCTTTCTTCAAATCATCGACTTGCTCAGTGATCGTCTTCACTTTATCGATTATTTCAAAAACTATTTTCTTTTGTTCTTCTATCTTGTCGGCATCATGTTTTGCGTCTTTTATGAAAATGCATCCACCAAATTCATTCACGCCGCCGCATGGCACGTCCTGTAAAACCTGTAAAGAGTGTGTGTATCGATCTAACGTCAACGTTTCTTCAACTTTACTTCGTTCGGCTATCTTTGCGTCAGTTTCTGACTTCACTAACTTATCTAACTTTTCTTGTAAACTCTTTATGTCATTTAGCTGCAACGTTGCATCAATTTTTACGATTTTATCGTTGAGATCTGTTATACTTTTATTTACGTCGTTAATTTCTTCAGTAATTTGCTTTTCTTTTAACACCAACTGATCTACAACACTACGTTGTACATCTACATGCTTTGACGTCACGACGACAACTTCACCAAACTGTGCAATGCTAACACGTAAATCTGCGATTTCTTCATCAATTTTTGTGACATCAACTTCTTTGTTAGAAATTTCCTGCTTTGCGTGTGTCAAATTGTCGTTCAATGTCGCAATTTCAGTCTCCCAATCACAATCTCGCAGTGCCCTTATGATGTTTTTTGCGTTATTCAAGTCTGACTTACACAAGTCATGTATCTTGTTGATAATGTCAAGCTCAAAAAATCTTGACACAATCTTGTGCCTGTTCGTTGAACCTTGTTTTATGAAGCGTTCAGCGTCGCCTTGAACACACACTGACGTCATCATGAAGTCGTCTGCTGTGCCAAGCATGCTGCGAATTACTTTTTCGGTGTCGATCCTTTGCTCTTCACACGCATTTTCAGCTGCAATCTCATTTAGTTTAAACAACTTCAATTTTGCGTTCGCAAATGTTCTTCCTTTTTTTTCATACTTTTCTATATTACGTTCAATGACATAATCTACACCATTTACGTCTACGATCATACGTGTGTCACTAAACGTCTTTCGTTCGTTTGGAATTAATAAATTTACCAACCCATCGCGATCAGTCGTGTTGAACAATGAATAAATTGTAGTTCCAATTATTGACGACTTACCCGAGCCGTTTGGTCCAAAAATACCACACAAACCGGAAAGCTTTTCAAAATTTATTGTGTTCCCGTCGCCATACTGAAACATGTTATTGAACGATAACCATTTTGGCGACCATTTTACGTTGCGTTGCGTAATGCTTGCATCGTCTGTGACTTGTTGTAGATAGCATCTAAGCAACTCGCGCATTGTAGCAAATTCATCTTCTGACATGTCAGTGTTTTGATGATAATCACTGACAAGCTTTATCAAAACGCTTGAATTTTTTAGATCAGTTTTTGATATCGTGTCTTTACCAATGCAAACCGAATTTGTGTCTACGACATTTTCGGACTTAAATGTTAGCTCCAACGTAATTCTTTTCAACTGTGATTGTAATTCCAACACATCACTATGTGACATGAAGCCATCACTCTTGACGCGCACCCTACAATCTTTTCGAACTACTTGTGCGACTGTGTCCTCTACGTTACCCATCCATTGAATTGTTAAAAATGGCTTAGGATTTGGTAACTCACAGTACGTTACGTTCCATTCACCCTTCTTTTCAATGTCCCACAACAAGTACCCATGTTTTAACGTCTCTGCATACGTGTTTTGAAGAAAACTCCCTGGATATCCTACAAACGGGCGACTTTCCCCCGACAAAGTCTTTCTTTCTCCAAGATATTGATGCATATGGAGGTCACCAAGCATTGTTACATCAAAATCATTGAAGAACTCTACGTCCAATCCTGTGTCGACTTTCCAATCCGTCGTCTCCATTTGGGCACCATTGACGGGCCCATGATACGTTGCGATGTTTACTTCGTTTTGTACCGGCTTTACTACGTCCCAATTTTGTTCATCAAACAAGCTAAATGAACACA